TTGCGCATCTGGCGCGCGGCGGCCTGCTTCATCGGCCCGAGCGCGGCCGGTCGTGCCATGGCACCCCGCCTCCCGCGAGCGCTGGGCGGGGAGGCCAGCTACCGGAACAGGTCCAGTATGGACTGCCAGAGACGGGTCAGGAAGGGAGCGGGGCGTCCGGCGGCACGTCGGGGGTCGAGCCGCTCGTGTCCGGCGGGGCACCGACGTCCACCGGGACGGTCGGGTCGGCAGGGGGAGCCGGGATCGGGTCAGCAGGCGGCGGCGCATCCGGGGTGGCAGGCAGTACCGCGGTCAGCCCGGTGTCGGCGTTCTGGAGCGAGGCGACCGCGCTGGACAGCGGGGTCAGGTCCGCAGCGGGGACCTCGGGGTGAGCGTCGATGTAGGCCTGGATCTGGGTGGCTGCCGCGGTCACATGCCCGCCTACCACGTTGATCGCGTCGGCGAGCGAGTTGATCTGCGCCTGCTCGGCGGATGCGTCGGTCATGAGGATCTCCAGCTTCTGGTTGATTTCGGCCAGCGCATCAGCGATGAACTGGGGGAGCACGTCATCGGCCTGCACCAGAGTTGGCGGGGTAGCGCTGAGGTCGATTATCAGGAACGGGCCAGCCACGGAACGGGACTCTAGCAGGGGTCATGATCCGCGCGCCGGGGAACGGCGGGCCCGGCTGGCACCGGCAGTGCAGATGGACCATACCGGGGTACCCGATCGAGGGCATCTTGTCGGCGTAGAAGTTCTTGCGGTTGGCCAGCCGGCACTCGGGCGAGGTGCGCCGGTCCACCACCGTGTACCAGCCGAGGGTGCGGCCCCACTCCATCGAGGCCGAGTCCACCTGGGCGGCGGCCATCTCCCGGTTCCAGTTGGCCAGCATGTGCTGCTCGTAGTAGCGCCGCTCGCGGGCCATCGCCTCGGCCACGCGCTGCGGGTCGCCACTGGCGAAGTCGGCGTTGGTCCGCTTGATCGAGGCGACCAGGAACTGGGCCCGCCGGACCAGGTTGAGCCGGGCCACGTGGGTGGTGGCGGGCCCGTAGAAGCCGGCCGCGTCCGGCGGGTGGCCCATGACGATCGACAGCATCGCCTCGGCCGCGGCCCGGCGCAGCTTGAGCGCGGCCAGCGCCACACCCATGATCGTCATGGCCTCGGCGACCGTGCCCGCCACGGCGAGGGCCTCAGCAGCAGCCAGGGCCAGCTGCTGCTGCTGCTGCTGGGCCGGCGGCGGCTGCTGCGGGGTGGTCATACGTGCGGCTGGTCCGGTGGCAGCGGGACGTTGGCCACCGGCCGGGCGTGCTGGCCCGGCGGGGAGTCCAGCAGGTCCGGCCGGTGCGTGTGTGGGGCCAGGTACGCGGCGACCGCCGACAGCAGGAACGCGATGATGATCGGCAGGCTGTTCTGCTGATCCGGGGTCAGATGATCATGCAGCCACGGCACCGCGCTGATCAGGATCGTGGACAGGTACCCGGCGACCAGCGCCGTGGCCGGGGCTGCCACCGCCTTCTGCTCGATCGGGCCCGTCGCCACTAGCCGTCCTCCCAAGGGGTCGGGATCACCGTCATCGAGCGGGACACCACCTCGTCCACCTCGTGGCCGGGCCCGCAGCTGGCGGCGTGCATCGCGCCGTCCCTCAGCACGCCGGGCACCTCGGCCGCGTCGTGGGCATCGAGGTGCAGGTCGCCGGCCGGGCAGTTGACCACCGCAGTCGTGCCTCCCTCGAAGTGGATCGCGTACATCTCGCCGGCCATTGCTCCCCCGGAGTCGGTCAGGCCATGCGCCCTGCTGGTGGTGTGCTCGGCGGCTTAGCCGGTGGTCTCGGCGGTCCGCCCGAGGGGCCCGCTCCAGGGCGAGTGGGCGGGCCCCCCTGCCGTCCAGCCGTCGCCTGCTGGGCGATCCCCACCGCGGCATTGGCCATGCCGTTGAGCGCGCCCAGCTGGCCGGCCGCCTGCTGTGGCATGCCCGGTGGGGCAGCAGCCTGTAGCTGCTCGGCCCTCTGGTTGGCCGTGGTGACCAGGGCCTGATGCACCTGGTCCACGTCGAGTTGCAAGATCGTCGCCATCCGCTCGGTGATCAGGTCGAGCACGGGCAGCGGGATGTGCAGGGCCGGCGCGGCGGCCAGGGTCTGGAACATCGTGAGCAGGGCCTGGATCTGCTCGTCCTGGAGGGGCCCGAACTTCCACGTCGGGTAGGCCGCGTTCACCCCGAAGTTCAGCAAGACCAGCGGCCGGATGACGTCGTAGCTGATCGCGTCGGCGATCTCTTTCGCCACGGCCTGGCGGCTCTTGAGGTAGAAGCTGCTCTGATCCTGGCTGAGCGCATACGATCCGCGCCCGCCGGTTGCGGACCCGGTGAGGGCCATGAACCCAGCCAGGACGCTGTGAGTCTGCCACGACTCCAGCCAGCCGAGCGCGTCTTTGAAGTACTGGCCGGCGTCCACCCCGGAGGACAGCACGTCGTAGGCCTTCTGGTTCTCGGCCGGGTGGACCAGCCCCACCACACCACTCGACTTGAGCGCGGCAATATCGTCGGCCCGGCTATTTGCCTCGGGCTGGTCATTGCCGTAAACAATGACACGCGGGAGCGCGCTGTTCTCCAGGTAGTGGTACCACAAATAGAGCAGCTTCATTTTCGTCTGGTAGCACCAGTAGCTGATGTCCATTTCCGAGACACCGGTCAAAGGCTCACGCGCTTTCCCGTGCGTGTAGATAAATGACCGGATATTCGGGATGTCCACATATCCCGGCACCTGCTGCTTGGGGCTCGGGGTGAGCGTGCCGCCGAACAGCCACACCTGCTGGCGGAATCCGTTGGCCTGGCCGGACTTCTGGTTGTACCGGGCCTGGCAGGTGGCAGGCGGGCGGAACGCGATCTTGTTGTAGATGATCTTGCCGTCGTCCTCGCGGACGGTCCACACCTTCTCGAAGAACGCCCGGCGGAAGATCTGGGCGCTGGTGATCTGGCCCACCAGGTCGGCGATCTTGGTGTGCATGCCGCCGTTCTGGTCCGGGGTCATCAGCACCGACCGCACGAAGTCGGCCTCGCCGTTGTCGTCCCTGCTGGGCACGATCGAGTAGTCGGCCTCGCGGATCGGCAGGGTGAGCACGTTCTCGACCGCGGAGCAGATCCCGTCGCGGCGGAACATCGCCTTCATGTCCCGGCTGGTCCACTCCCCATAATCGAACACATCGCCGGAACCGTAGTAGGCGAACAGCCGCTGGCCGATGTCGAACTGGGTGCCAAGCTCCTCGCCGAGAAGCTCCCGGCGCTGCTGGGGACGCAGATCGGGGAACGGCATGATCTGCGCGGTGTCCGCGCGGCGAGCCACCGGGTCCTCCCACGGGAGTATCACCCCGCGGGGAAGGGGGCTTCCCGGTCAGGGTAGCGCGGTGCGACGTTCATACTCCACAGACAGCGGTACTCAGCCCTGGCCCGCGGCGATCGGGCTCGGTCGCAATCCGCCGACTGCCGGGCATACGTGGTCCCGGCCCTAGTCCCAGCCGTCGGCGGGGTCCGACCACAGCCGGACGTTGTTGCGCTCCTGCCCGAGCAGGCGGGGCTCGGCCCGCGGCCCAAGATCATCCATGTCCCAGTCCTTGGGGGCGAAGCTGTCCAGGTCCCAGGCCTGCGAGCGGAACCGGCCGCCGTGCGCCTGGGCGAGCCTGCGCCACATGTGCCGCTCGGGCGGGCTGCCCGCCATCGCAAGCTCGGACTCGGCCGCCCAGCGCCGCGGCGTGGCGTGTCCCGGCGGGCCGAACACCCGCCGCAGGAACGGGGTCATCGCCCACACCAGCGAGTCGAGCCGGTCGGGCGACCGCTCGCCAGCTGCCCCGGTGAACGTGGCCATCTGGTCCTCAAGCTCGCTGATGTGCGGGTCGAGCCGGCCTTCGGGGTGGCAGTGCCGGACCAGGCCGCCGTGCCGCTCGTACAGCGCGCTGACCGGCTCGGCGCGGGTGCGCTTGGCCTGGCTGGCGTGGATCACCCGGTACCGGCAGCGGACGCCCATCTGGCGCATCACCTGCTCGAAGGTGGCCCGCAGCCACGCGCCGCCGTGGTTCTTCTCGATGATCAGTTCGGCGTCCAGTTCGAGGGCCTTGCGGATCACCCGCTGGGCGAACGGCACCGGGGCCTCCTGCCCGCCCCAGTTCTCGGTCACGTAGATGTGGCCGTCCTCGACCGGGCCGAGCCCGACCACCGTGTAGGCCTGCTCGTCGCTGGTCTCGCCGCCGTCGGAGGGGTCCACGCCGATCTTGATGTCGAGCAGCACGTCCGGGTAGCCGACGACGCGCACCTCGTCGAGCAGGTCACGGGTCCACAGCGCGTTGGCCACGTCGTCGAGCAGGTCACCCTCAAGCTCCTGCCGCTCCAGCCGGGTGCCCTGAGCCGCGCCGACCACCGACCGCAGGAACTCCTCGGACAGGTTGGCCGCGTTGTCGATCGTGCGCAGCTTGCGGACGATCACCCCGCCCTGGCCGGGGTCGTTGCGGATCAGTGAGCGGACCAGCTTCCTGGCCGGCCTGCTGGCCTTCGGCGTGCCGGTGGCGATGATGCGGGAGATCCCGTCGCGGACGGCGTACTTGAGCGACTCGTTCCAGGTGGTCTCCCACTTCTCCCACAGGCCGATCTCGTCGGCCCAGGCTCCCTTGAGGTTGCGGCCCTGGATGCGCAGCCCGCCCTCGGCCGCGCTGTCCACGTAGATCACGATCCCGTTGTGCAAGATCACCTGGCCGTAGGTGCGCCACGCCGAGCGGACCGTCTTGGACCGGTGGTCCTTGATCTCGCTCATCGAGGTCCCCAGGGCCCTCAGAATCCCCGCCTTGCCCTCGACACACTTCGTCCAGGCGTCCGCGTAGGTGGGGGCGACGATGCCGTACTCGCCTTCGCCCTCGGGGTCGGACAGGGCCCAGTCGGCGAGCCCGCCGGCCCCGGAGCGCGTCTTGCCCGAGCCACGCCCGCCCTGGAAGTAGACCACCCGCCAGATCTGCTCCAGGCTGGGCAGCAGCTGCTCGGGCCGGGCCTGCTTGCGCCACCGGAGCCGCGGGTCGTCGGTCGCCGTGTACCCCTTGGCGACCCTGGTCAGGACGTCGTTGAACGCCATCAGGGCCCCTCGTCGTGCCAGACGATCTTGCTGCCATACTCGGGGTGCCCGTGGACGGCGAGCATCTCGGTCATCGAGGACCAGACACTGTGCGACCGGTGCTCGGTCAGCCAGCGCAGGCACACGGTGCCGTCGGTGAACTCCACGCCCTCGAACTGCGGTAGCTCGGGCGGGTTGGCGTAGCCACCCTCGATGTAGCCCTCGGGGGGCTCGGCGCGGTAGGCGGTGAACCGGCGCATCAGCCGGCCTTCGCAGCCTTGGCCAGTTCGCGGCGCAGCACCTCGCGGGCGTCCTCGCTGCGTTCGAGGGAGTCGGGCAGCCCGGCGACCGCCTTGGCGACGGCCACGCCGAGGGCCCGCTCGACCAGCTGCACCTGCTGCTCCTCGATCGCGGCGAGCCGGTGCTCGATGCCGAGCCGGGCGATGTCCTGGAGGATCTTGGCGTAGCGCTCCTGGGCCCGCTCGAACAGCAGCACCTCGGCCCGCAGCTGCTCGCCGACCCGGTTGTGGGCGTGCCTGATCCGGTCGGTGCTCAGCAGGTAGATGACGATCTCCTGCATGATCGTCTTCCACTCGCCGATCTCGCTGGCGAGGGCCAGCAGTTCAACCAGCGGGTTGCCGATCTGCCGCGGGTTGAGCAGCCGGTCCCCGGACTCGGACATGATCTCGACCATCCGGTCCTGGACCCGGCCCTCGACCACGCGGGTGGCGGCCTGCTTGCTGATCACCCCGCCCAGGTTCGCGCCGTGCGTCTTGCACCGGGCCGGCTCGGTGCCCTTGACGGCGAGGGTGTGGCAGGTCTCACCGGGGAAGCCCTTGCGGCACCGCCGGGTGTGGGTGATCTCCTCGGCCTCGTCCAGCAAGTCGTCGGGCACGTGCTGGAGGCAGAACTCCAGGCCGTCGATCTCGTGGTTGCGGCAGCCCTTCGGCCAGCTGCACAGAAGCTCGCCCTCGCCAGGCCGGATCAGCCGCATCGTCTCACCTGGCCAGCGAAGGGCAGTACCCCGGACTGACTCCCCGCTATCGTCAGCACCGGGGTACCGCCCCGTCCTAGATCGAGTTGATCATCGCGGCAGCCTCGTCGCCCGCCGCGGCGCGCATGCCCGCGGGGACGAACCGGCCGACGTCGCCGATCGCTGCCTCGGCGATCCCGGCGATCCGGGCGAGAGCCTCGGCCGCATCGGTAGGGTCGGCGTCGGTGGCGATCGTGATGATCCGCTCGAAGATCGCCGCGGCCCTGGCCGCTCCCGCGGCCGGGACGTGCGGCAGTGGTGGGCTCACGTTGCCGGTCGCCGAGCCGGCCGGCACCAGTGGCGCGCTCGGGGCCGGCCACGGCACCGGGGGCTCGGGCTCGGGGTCGGGTATGTCCTGCTGTGGCGGGGGTGCCGGCGGGACATCGGGGGCCGGGGCGGCAGGCTGATCAGGAACGTCAGGAGGTGCCGGTGCGTCGGGCGGTGGTGCGTCGGGAGCGGCTGGCTGCTCAGGAGGACCGGCGTCAGGCGGCGCTGCGCCTGGCGGCCCGGCATCGGGAGCGGCTGGCTGGTCAGGAGGCGGCGTCGGCCCGGCGTCGGGAGGTGGCGCGTCAGGCGGCGGTGCTGGCTGATCTGGGGGTGGAGCGTCTGGCGGCACAGATCCGTCAGGCGGCAGGGGTTCCGGGGCCGGCGCTGGCTGGTCTGGAGCAGGCTCTGGAGCCGGTGGTGGCGGGCCTGCGTCAGGCGGTGGCTGCTCTGGGGCCGATGGCGGCTGGTCTGGAGCAGGGCCTGCGTCAGGCGGCTGGTCCGGTGGCGGACCTGCTGGAGGTGTATCACCGGTCCCGGCTGACGGATCTGGAGACGGGGGTGCGCTGGGCTCAGCAGGTGCGGCGTCCGGTGGCGGGGCCGGCTCAGCTGTGGGCGGCTCCGCTGGGGGCTGATCCGGCTGATCTGGCGAGGTGGGTGTATCTGGGCCCGGCTGGTCCGGTGGAGGTTCCGGCTGAGTCGGTGGTGCTGGCTGATCCGGTGTGGCGGGGGCGTCCGGTGCCGGCGCGTCCGGCGGGGGCTCAGGACTGGGCGCAGGTGCATCGGGAGCAGGAACGCCGGGATCGCCTGCCGGCTGGTCAGGTGGCGTGGCCGGTGGAGT